AGGTCTTGTGGTAGTAGATATTCACCATCAAACAAAAATACAACATGACCCAGTTTTTTACCGTTGCCACTGGCGGTGACATATATTACTGTATGGTTATCATAATCTTCATCATCTTTTTCTATCTCCATAGAGATATTCATACCATTGAAGTTTTCTTTGCCTTCCAACACATCTTCATTCTTTACACAGTTAGGATAGCGTTTGCCAAACATGGTTTTCATGCCTTCTTTGTGATAGCCTTTCCAACAGGCTTCGTCGATAGTATCACGACTGTGATCGCCGTGTGTCTCACACATGCCACAGTCTGGGCAAGTCATTTCCTGTTCAATACTTTCGTTATGCTTACGCTTGCCGGCACAGTGTGCCTTCTGACTAAATCCTTTTGGATGTGAGCAGTTGATACTTTTCTTGTATTTGGCGCTCCACTTTTCTGTTAATATTTCGTTGATTTTCATAACAATATTTATTAATATTGCTTTTTTGGCAACTGCTGATCACGCAATTTTTTACGCCAGCGAGATTTGGCCGCACCCTTTTTACGTTTTCTTTCTGTGGTGGGTTTTTCGTAACTTTCTCTACTTCGCAGCTCTTCGAGCAGACCAGATTCTGATATTTTTTTCTTGAATTTTCTTATAGCTTTTTCAAAATTGCCGTCTTTGACAATCACCGAACTACCATATAATCTCATTCATTTTCCTGTGCTAGTGTTACAGGAGTATTTACCAGATCTTTATTAATTGCTACTTTTAGTATGTTTTGTTTTCGATATCTAGGAAGATCAAACATGTGAGGAAGTAGTATTCGTTCTAATTCCGAATGCAATCCTCTAGCTCCTGTTTTATTTTTAATACTGAGTTCTGCTATAAGATCCAAAGATTCTTCCTCAAATTCTAAATTTATTCCGTCTTGATCAAACAGCCACTGATATTGACTGATAAAATTATTCTTTACTTTAGTAAGTATAGACATTAGTTGATTTTTAGTTAACGGGTGTAGACTTACGGCATTATTAAATCTACCTACAAATTCTGGAATCATGCCATATTTGACTAAATCATCCGAACCTACAGATTTATTACCTAGTTCTGTGGCATTAACTGGATGCGCCGCAAATCCTATATTTGAACCTTGAATGCGATTTTTAAGTATGGTTTCTAACCCAACAAAGGCTCCGCCGGCTATAAACAGGATATTAGTAGTATCTATTTCAATAGTAGCCTCAGACTTCCTTCCCAACGGATTAATTTTTACTTTAGTACCTTCTATTAATTTAAGCAAAGCCTGTTGTACACCTTCGCCGCTAACGTCTCTGCTCACAGTAGGACTTTCGCTTTTTCGAGCAATTTTATCAATTTCATCTAAGAAAATAATGCCACGCTGTGTGCGCTCAACATCGTTATCTGCTTTGTTATATAATCTAGTAATTACCGAATCTACATCATCGCCTACGTAGCCTGCTTCGGTTAATGTTGTGGCATCTGCTATGACGAATGGCACATCTAAATAATCTGCTACTGTTTTAACCAGTAGGGTTTTGCCAGTACCGGTAGGTCCTATTAGTAAAATATTTGCTTTGTCTATTTCATTTTTAGAATTGTTAATTCTTTTATAGTGATTAGTTATAGCTACTGACAGTACTTTTTTGGCATCTGGTTGTCCTACTACAAATTTATCTAGATAATCTCTTATATCTCTTGGATCTGGAGTTTTAACCTCGGCACTTTTATGAAGTTTTTGATCTACCAATAGATTACTACACAAGTCAACACATTCATTACATATGGCAACATCATGCCCTACTATCAATTTTCCTACTTGATCTTTGTGTTTTGCACAAAATGAACAGTGTGATAATTTTTCAGTCATATTGTTCTTATCCTGTGATATCTTTTAGTTTTTTACTGATATGATCTCTTTCTATATCGCTTAATAAATCCGGATCGTATTCGCCAGAGGCTATTTTTTCTATGAGATGATCTATGTAAGCATCATCGTATACGTATGCGTCGCTTAAATTTTTATTAACTCTTATCCATTGATTGCCGTTAAACTTAAATAGCTGACTAGGCAGGCTGTCTACTCTCAAGAACATATCTCCCTTTGCCGCTTCTTTTGGAAATGCGGAACCAAATCCTTTTACTTCACCTTTGATAATGTCGTTGTCAGCTTCCACTGTTAGATTAAAACTTTGTGCGTCTCTGTCGCTTAAATTTAGTGTTTCTATGTGCTCTGGATGTAGCCATGGTATGTGATCTATTTCTTTTCTGTCATACGCTTCCAACACATCGATATACCTAGTATTTGGGTTACTGTTTTTCCATACCCTCATAGAATGTTGATGTAGTTCATTGCCATATGGCTCTATATCTTGTTTAAGATTAGTCGTTGCTTCTGGTTGTTTTATAACAAAGGAAGATTCTATTTCGTCTACTATAGCATCTACATCTAGATAAGGTTCTTCTTCTTTGATATTGGTCGATTCATATTGTTGTTGATTCTCATCTGCCTTCTTGAATAGGTGTTCTTGGGCGATGATTTCGCCTGTAGGCTTGTACAGTTCTGCATCTGCTTTGATCTGTTCAACCTGTTCTTCCGTTAAAGGACCGTCATCCTGTTCGTATGCGGCTTTTTCTTCCTCTGTTGGCTTTTCACCCACATCGGTATCGAGTGTATCATCCCATTCATATTCGGGATGGTCATCTTGGTACTCAAAGATAGGTCCAGTTTGTGTCCATTTACCATCGGGCATACGAACACCCTCGAAATCAGTTTTAGTCGCAGGAGTAGCTGGTTCTTTCTGACTTGATATTAATTTTTGTTTATCTTGCTTTTCCCACTCAAATGTTTTGGTAGCTGCCAATAGTAGTGTCAATGCCAAAGGATCAAACACACTGACAATAAGGATTATGACCCAGCGTACTGCTTTTTCTAATACGTTGCTATCAGCATTATCTCCGTATATCAGCGCCGCAATATATTTAATCGGTCCAACCTCAGCTTCCACTTTCCTAACTTGTGTGGCAATTGGCGCTCTCTCCTCGTTAAGAACGGATATCCTTTTCTGACTCTCTGTAATTTCCGTAAGCAAGCGATTACGTTCTTTTTGCTGGGATCTGCGAACTGAAATTGCTTTATCCGCCCCATTTTCCGACGTTGAACGACCCATAGTTTGGTCCACAGCCTCGTCCATCTGTTTGAGAGATTTGCGATTAACATCTATATTATCCTTTTCAATCTTTAACTTTTCATCATATACTGCTATCTTTGCCTGTACATCGCCTGATACTAAACTTTGATCAGAGTGTGCTTTGCTGAGAAAGCCAAAAACTCCCATAGATGTCATCAACATCAAAGCCGCAACAGCAAATGACAGATAGAGTTTATATTGTGATTCGGCTCGATCCCAATGCTTATGTAGCCAAAGAGTAGTTACTATTTTACCCACTTCTAAACTTCCGCCTAACACTACTACGGGCCAAAAAGCCGAGGCAAATATAGCGGTTAATCCCATTATTGAATAGACAGCAGCCGAAATACTTATGATTAAGGCGGTGATTAAAGTTATGTATCCTAATAGCATATCTAGTTATTTAGCTCCATGTTCTGTGTTCTTCGGCAACCCATTCTTTGCCGTCGTAATTTTCTATTTGCCATTTTACATTAGCTGGTATAGATACTATTTTGAGTTTAGAATACTTACCATTGGCTTTTTCCTTTAATTCTTGAACTACAGAAATCAATGCCGGATCGTCTCTAGATATATTATCCTCAGAAAAAACAGTGCCGTTTATCATTATCATATGCCCGTATTTGATTTGGCTATCTCTATCAAGTTGCTCTGCTAACGTGTATTCTATACCCGCCAGTTCAAGATATCTTTGTTGTGCTTGGTGACTTAACCCAAACCCGCCATAATCAGTGTTGATAACAATTTTTCTTATGCCACGAAGATGTGCTATAAGTTCTTCGTGATCTGTTACTTCAGCCATTGACTCAGTGTTAGATTATAGTCACGCTGAGATGCTACCATTTGATTTTCTAAATTACGCAATCTGCGTTCAACACGTAGTTGTCTAATCATAAGAAAAATGATACTTGATACTATCAAAGTTACCAAAACACCCCATCCTGCTATTAGACCATAGATGTAGACCCATATGCTTCCGATACTATCGGTTACCAAATTGACGTGCATCATAGTATGTTACCACTTCCTTTTAACCAAATATACATAGGTCTATCTTCAGTAAGCATTTTTTTGTTATACTCATCCAGTTTGATTTTGTATTCGTCTTCCGTAAGAGCATGCCATCCACAGCAATCGCCTGTTGGGCTGCGTCCGCAACCACAACTTCCTAACTTAGAATTAGATTTGGCTTGCATTTAATTATCTCTTGGCATTTCTGTTGCTTCCTTAATTAAGGAAACGAGCCCATTGACATCATGTACAATTAGTTTGGCAGTAGCCCAATCCTCAGAAGCAGTGCGACCACTAATTTCAAACATGAATCCATTGTCATACATTTGTATACTGAAGTTGTCGCTTACTTTTTCAATCTTATCACTAATTTTTAATATTGAACGGTTGGTTGTCATAAAAGTCTCCTATAAACGTATATTATATACTACTGCTGTTAGAGAATCAAGACTTAATTTTACCTTTAACTTGTATCAAAATACCTTTATATCGCCAATCTCCGCCAATTTCATCATTTAATCTTCCCGCAATAGATTTAAAATTAGCACGTCCGTTTTCTGTTGATCTAAATTCTTGGAATTCTTCTGGAGATAACACAAATATATCGACTGGCCCTTCGACACTATTTTTGGCTATTTCTAAATCCATCAGTTCAATGATTGTAAACTTTCTTCGTAAAGTTTTCATCATCTACCCCACTTGATTTTATTCCACACATGATCGTGTGCAAAGTGCAATACAAAATTAACTAAAAAGTAAAAAAACAAAATGCTTAATGCTGTGTAAACATCACCAATTATTGCCAAACTAATAATAAAACAACTGGCAGCTGCCAAACACAAAGATGTCATCACTCTCGCTACTTTGCGTTTTTTAGATTCTTTCCAATCCACTTGATGTGGACGGGGTTTAGTAAGTCCCATATTTTCCTTTTATAATTTTTCACCTGCTTCAAATCCTCTGAATCTCACAAATCGAGGAAATCTCAAACTGTAAGAGCCATCTTGATTTTGGGTGACAGCATCTGCTGCCACTTCAACCACTCGACCAAGCAGGTCATCTCGGGCGGTCCAATATTCATCGCGATCAGCGTCGGAAAGACCACTGCCCACATTGACACGAATATTACGATCATCATCTACTCCTTCACAAACAATAGCACCTAGTCTACCTTCATTGCGTCCTGTGCCTTCTTCAAACCCCACAATATTTAAGTCTACAGTGATGACTGGTTTCGATTTCATCCAAAAACTGCTACGCTTGCATTCATACGGAGCATCAATGTCTTTGATCATGATACCTTCATACCCAGACGCAACAGCATCTGTGGCAAAACGACGCATGACATCATGGCCTTCTGAGGTAGTTAGATCCACTTCTATACCTGGCATGATTCTAACAGATTCAGTGGATTCAAACAATTCTTTATGAGACTCTAACAATTCTGTACGCTTGTGCTGTTGAGCATTCCAATAACCACGCTCAAACTCCTCAAACGGAATCCAATCAAACACACAATAAGTCATGTCTTTAGTTTCCACATTGGTTTTGCGTTGTGCCTGTTTCATCAAGGCTTGGAAACTTTCACCCACGATTTCACCATCCAGCACTATGCCGTTATTGTTGCGAAAAATAAACTTTAGTTTGCTTTTTATTGATTCGAGATCGTTTTCGATTTGTGGGAAATTATCAAATCTTTTGCCATTGCGACTGTAGAGATTTACGGCATTTCTGGTTATCACAGCCAACACACGCACACCATCCAATTTGCATTCAATACGTTTGAGACCTGTCATCTTGGCAGTATGCTTTTCCGAATCAGTGGCCAACTGGCAGGTAAACACCGGTATGCGCCATTCGCTGTTTTCCAATATCTTGTTTAAGGTTTTTTCTGTAATGCCACAGCGTAGGTCTTTGATTATGACTCTACGACATAGGCCGTTCCATTCTATGCTGTCAAATTGCTCGCTCATCGATTCGATAGCAGTCTTGGCATTGTGTCCAGTAAGGCTCCTGGTACGGAGTCCTTCTAGCATGGCCCAGAACTTGGGCCATGGATTGGATCTATGTTCAAGTCCGATAGTCTCGGGTACCTTCTTAACTCCAAACACATAGTAAGGATTATAGGCTTGGTAACAATTAAATAAAAAACATTGGGCATTGGCTGATCCTAACTTTGCCGCTACCAACGCACGTTCAATCACAAGCTCTTTGTGCTTGCGGCTGTCACTGCTTTCTAGGTCACGTATCCAGTCCGCAGCCAATTTAATTCCTTCAAATTGTGTAGATGTATAATCTATATTCATATATTTATCTACCAGCTAGAGTTATAAAATACACGCAGACCTAAAAACAAGTCGGCACGGGCACGCCGTACGAACGCTAGATCTTTTTCACGATAGTAATCGTCACTGTCACTGCCAAAAAAGAATCCAGTGGTGCCAGGTAGCAGATTGTTGGTTACATCATGCTCCAGATTGTCAAGGTCTTCTCTGGTCAGTTCCAGTTCAATACCATTGAAGCTGTCCTCATCAATATTCTGCCCGGATTCTCGACAGCGGTGATACCAAAGCCGTTCCATCCAGCCATGTAGATTAGGATGCTTGCGCCAGTAGGCTATTTCTACAGGTCGAGATACCACTGTACTGGTAAACTCTTTATCATCCTGCAATTCGGCTGACTGCCAAAATTCTGTGTATTGCCCAGCACGAGCGGAACTGTAAGCATACATGTCTAATCCCATTATTTCAGTCCTCGTATGTGATTGATAATTTGGTTTGCTTCTGGGTAGCCCAGGAAGCCTTTGTCCTCTAGGGCCTCTTCGATCATGTCGGCTTGTATGTCATGTAACCCACCTACCCACGATATGATCTGATCTGGGGTCAAAGTGTACTTGACCAAGTTGATTCGTTTATTGAATTCCATCATACCATTTCCTCTTCTTTACATAATTCAATAAACTCAGCTAAGTTACCAGCGAATAGTCCATCGTTGCGGTCACTTGTCGTCAGACCAAACATATTGCAACCTCTATCTATCACCTCTACACGGAACTGTTTATCCTGCTGATAAATATGATACTCGTAGTCCTGTCCGCAGTCTTTGGCAGTAACTGGATAAAGATAGAACTGACCTGGTCCGTCTTTAAAGTTAGCTACCAACTGAGCTGCCAAACACGACATACCATTGCTCTTGACCGTTGATAAGAATTCAGCCAGCTCTGCGCCGTGTCCTGTAGGATAACCGTCATACTGACGATAAAGATTTATGATCGGCTGTGGTTCGTCGCCGGGATTAAATGCTTCTTCATAGACAAAAGTAAGTGATCTTGTTCCCATTATGCCATCTCCTTTAATTTTAAAAATTTTGCCGGATACGCAATATGTCCATCGTATTCCAACTGCGACTTTTCGTACTCTGTCATAAAGTTGTCTGGCTGTACCCCATAGCCAACAATATATTGACGACTAGCAATATCAGACCATTCTATCTGATCTCTCAATAATGTAACTAGGCTAACCAATTGTAATTCAGTTGGATTATCGGCACCCAAAGGGTAAAAGTATTCCTCACCACCTTTGGACTTCCAATACTGCGGGCATTCGCCTTCGCCGTCCCAATTATGAGCACCATAGTTTTCCATATATTGGCATTGTATATGTAATTTCATTTCAACCCCTAATTTTTAATATACTAATATTGTAACAAATTGATACTTCTTTGTCAACCATTATCCAGGATTTAGGAATTACGTTGTGTTTTCACAACAACCCTGGTTAACAATTTACATGAATGCATTAGTCTAATCTACTACCAGCATAAGCACGAAAACCATACTTTTCAAATATCTTTTGAGCTGCATAAGCTCCTGCTTCTTTGGTGTCTACGTTTTGTACGGGCATGTCGCTGGGATTCCAGATTGAAAATGCTTTGTTATAATTTTGTTTAAGTCCTGCTTCTTTTAAGATTTTGCCCATTCGAGTGTTACCTTTGATTCCAAAAATTTCCACCCAGGCAAACCCGCAGGCATATTGATCTTGTCCGTTTAATTTTTCTTGAAAGTATTTGTTGGCAGCTTCACGAGCAGCCTGTTTAGCTTCGGCTACAATGTCTTTAACTTGTTCTACAGTGTACTGTTTCATTAATGTTGTCATTTTAAGCTCCTTATTTAATTATTAATATATGTATATTATACAGTTAATTTAATCAAAAGTCAACCAAAATTAAAAATGCGGATTTAAATGATTATGAACGCCTGAGACGAGATATACGTATTTGCAACCAGTTTCGGTGTAAATAGTACGACCATCATACGACTGTTTTTTAGTATATTTTTTACCAGTGTCAGTAAAAATAAAACGAGGAGTAATACGGGTAATTTTACCGTCATAATAATAATCACCGTTGATACCATAACTTACTTCGTCACCTACTTTATAATTTGCTGTTGCCATTTTAAGCTCCTTTTTATTAACTATACATGCAGTATAGTATATTTTGGATAAAGTGTCAACCAAAATGTCTGTTGTAAAAAAACAACAATAATTAAGGGGCGGGAGGATAGGGCGGTTGATTGGGGCTGAGTGGGGCTGGGGTAGGATTGACCGCCGGAGTCGAAGGAGGATTATTATAAGTTCCTATCCCAGCTTTATTTAATACTGCCTGAGTGACCCCTTGTCTTAAACAACCAACCACAGCTTGCCCACCGATATTTGCCGTGTCGGCAATAGCTTCTAAATATTGCGCGGTGCCTCCCTGTGACTGATCTAACCCATACGTGGGAAGTTGACTTATAAATCCGTTCATAGCACTTTGACTTGTACTATAGATGTTGTAATTTATATTGGCTTTAGATTGTAGGTTAAATTCATTGGTCAATGACGATGCCATACCATTCCAGTAAGTATTTAATTGCTGTGTCTGCGAAGGATATGTTGTTACTAAAGTTTGAATTTCTGTGTTTGCGGCAGATATTAATGTTATCATGGCATTGTCAATAGTAGAGTAGGTACCAGCGGCAGGACCTGATGGTATTACCACAGGCCCAGTACCATATACTCCGTTTAGGGTGGCTACCATAGTGTTGTATATACCAGTGAGTGCGCTTACGTCAATAGATTCTATTGTGCTTACTGTATTGTTAATATTAGTGGTATAACCTATACCAGTGGCTACTCCTAATATGTCCAAAACATTTACGGTGTTGCCACCATTTAAATTATTGTAAAAGTCTACTACCGATTGACTGACTGGTGTTGTTTCAGCATTGATTAATCCTAGTCCATATGTGGTTTGTATATTGACAACTGTATTGGCAAACGATGGCAGTTTGATTTTTTTAATATTGATAATACCTTCCATACTGACTGCCAAAGCTTTATTTGCCAATGCTTGATCTTCGGGAATAATTTGTGATAATTGATCAAATGATGTCATGATGTGCTTACCAGTGCTTTAGAAGGTAACAGTTGGCTTAGTGTTGTATTGACTGTGCCGGTATTGTTTAAATATATGTATTGAGGATTACTATGTATGTCGTATACGGTTAGTCCAAGAAAACTGTTGGGAAAGATTTTATAAGGATTTAGCAGATCCGCCATGGTGTTTATATTCGCTGTTTTAACTCCCAAAATTTGCAAAACCTGGGTCAATGTGTCGCCAGTTATGTTAGTCATAGCATTGTACATGTATTTCTGTTCGGCTAATGTTACTGCTAGTGATGTGTTTGAGGGTTTTGAAATATTAATTATGGTATCGACACTTACTCCGTAGTTAACCAGTATTAAACTAATACTTGAGCTTAAACCTCCCACTGCTACTAATTGCTTGAGTAATGCCAGTGGCGTTCCCATTTCATCTAAATTAGATAAATCAATCAAAGAACCTAGATTGACTAGATCTTGACCCCATAGATTGGTATTGGTATTAACTGCTGTGATGTCACCTGTTACCATGTTGTTGATGTTAGTAAACACATTGCCAAGATAAGTATTCACGTTCTGCGCCGCATTAATCTGTTGGTTTGTAGTTGTGGAATATGCTTTTGCTGAATTGAATGCTTGCACAAATATAGTCAAATCGCCATTTCCAAGATAGGTATTGGCAGTCTGGGTCAACAAAGTGGTAAATCCAGCCGAAGTAGGAAGTGTAGTGTAAGCATTTCCTATGCTATCCCCTAGAGCTGGACAGGTGGTATTTCCTATGGTCTCTAAAGATATTATTGTAGATGGAGATAAATTTCCAGTTCCACTAGATCCTAGTCTAATGGCCGTGACACAATTACCCAAAGCACTGCTGGTATTATAACTTGTTAGGGCATTGGTAAATTGACTATTGGCTATTAGCCCTTGATTTTGAAGCAAATTGGCACCAGCGGTTAACTGTAGTGCGGTTAACGTACTTGCCATAATTATGCGCCAATTCTTACAGTGGGGTTTCCTGTACTACGAAGATGTTGACAATTATCCGAGTCTGTATTGACAACTATCGGTTGCCCCGCGGCGCGAACTGTTTGATTCTGCCCAGCTACGGTCACAGTTGATCCAATACATATAGGTTTTATGCTGTAAGGATAATGTGGAGTAACTGGCTGATTTGGAATCATGACAGATTGCCCGCCCACTCGCACACTAGGAACTCCGCCTTGTGCGATTCCGCCGCATACGTTTGGCATTCCGTCTGTAACTACTGTTGGCATATTATCCCATTACTATTTTTTTGCTTGGTACGGTGATACCCGTTGTGGTTTGTATGTATTTTTGTTTAATAGCATCAGCAGTATCGACTATCATTGTTATACTATTAATATTTAGCGATACTTTAGCACCTTCTTCCGAAGTAAATATAGTTTGCATCAATCCCATACCATTTGGACCAGGGCTAACACTCAATGGTTCCACTATAAAAATATATTTTTCATCTTGCCCTGCTACTTTGGCAATAACTTCTTCGCTTGAAGCTAATTTAAAAGTATAAACTTCGTGTTCTTTAATATCCATATTATCCTTGTAATAGATGTTTGCGTAATTCTGTAAATCCACCTACGTACTTATCATCTAGGAATATCTGCGGTAAAGTTCTTGCGGTTGGAACTGATTCCAACAATTGGTCTCGTGTCCAATCTTTACTAATGTTACGTTCTTCAAATTTAATACCTTTTTGTGTTAATAACGCCTTTGCTTGTAGGCAGTGGGGGCAATTTTCTTTTGACCATACGATTGCTTTTTGAGTCATGTTGTTCCTTTATATATTTGGTAATTCGTTATAGTCTAAACTATCGCCCATTACGCCGATAACATAATTAGTAGACTCAGTTTCCTGAAGTGCTGACTGTTTTTTAGAAATGTTCAAGTGTTTGTTGAACCACGGGATGGGTGTTGTCTTAGGTGAAGGATTCCAGTAGCGTATGCCTATTTCCTTTAGTGCGCTGGTAGCAGTATAATCTACAAATTCTTTAAGTATGTTGGCGTTTAATCCTATCACTGGGCCTCGCTTGAACAAATAATCGGCCCAGGATTTTTCTTCTCTTATAACATCTGTATACATACTGATAACTTCTGCTTCACATTGTGCTTTAGCCTCAGCAAATCTTAGATCTTCCTTGACTACTTGATTGATCAGCCAAGCAGTCCATTCTTTGTGTAGAATCTCATCTTGTAGAATAAGGCTAATTATATTGCCGTTGCCTATAAAAATGCGATTTTCTACCATGGCTAAACTTGTGGCAAACGACACCATGAATCTAAATGCCTCCAACCCATAGCTGGCATTCAGTGCTAACCATATGGCTTTTATATGTTCCATCTCATCAACGGGTTCACCTAATTCTTTTTGACAATTAATAACGTGAAGTTTATCATAATATTCACCTATGCTGCTGGCCATACTTACGATTTCTTGTGTGTCGTGAATAGTATTAAACACCTCTTTTGGCACGTTGTAGATGTTCCTAATAATGTGACTGTAACTTCGACTATGTATATTAGTTTCGAAAAAGCTCCAGTTATACATTAGTGCTTCTAATTCAGGTATAGAACATGTGGGCGTAAAAACCTGTGCCGGTCCTCGACCTTGAATACTGTCTAAAGCGGTTTGTCTTAGAAGATTACTGGTAAAAATATGTCGAACTGTGTCAGAAGATTCTTTGAAATCGTTGGCGTCTTTAGTTAAACTGACTTCTTCGGGTACCCAGTAGAATCCTCTGGCTTCTTGCTCTAACTTGACTAGTTTGTTATACTTGACTTCTTCAAATCTCTGAACAGTCACAGGACCCGCTGGATCTAGAAACATCTTGCGATTGAGATAATCGGTTTTTGTATTTAGGTTGTATTGTTGTTTGCTCATTTTATAAAATATTGTTTTACCTGTTCGAGTCCTTGAAGAATTTTATTTTTATCTTCTTCGGCACGTGCTTTGGCTTCCGGAGTAGAGGCCTTGTCACGTT